GCACTCTTCCGAACGACGAAAAATCAGACCAAAGGCTTCGTTGAAAATCCTCAGCGCATTAACACCACGGATTTTCAGTTCCCCGGTCATGGTGTCGCCGTCACGCTCAACAGCGCCTTTTGCCTTATCCATTGCGGCTTTTACTGCCTTTGATGTGGCGGCGCGGTCTTCTGCATTGCTGTCTGTGTCATTACTGTACTGAGCAAACCCCTTTTCGTTCAGTGTGGCATCCGGATGTCTGCGGGATTTTTCATGATCTGCCAGCGCATTGCTTTGTTCTTCATCGGGCGTCTGTGGACGTAAATCCTGTAAGCCTTCTGATGTCAGTTTCGCAAGTGGCGCGACAAAGTGTCGGAAGCCGTTACCGTCTGTATAAGACGCATGTTCCTGGCGGGCGCAGAACGTAAAAACGGTATTCCATTCGCCGGTAACAAATCCCTGCCAGCTTGCATCAATCCAGAGGGTATCCCCGACCGCAGCCGGCAGGCTGTAAGGTTCGCGCAGACTGACGCGCAGACCTCCCACATAACCCACGCCGGCGGCAACAGTAGCGGTACCATCCTGATAGCTGACCTGAAAACCATCCCCCAGAAAAGCGGCTTCACCGTAGTGATCAAACGCCAGCAGCCGGCGGGCCTCATCCATTCCTGCAAGGCGTGCAGTGAAATCAATCTGCCAGACATCAGCACTGACATCGATATGCATTGCTGCGGCTGCGCCGTCAAACTCCATGGAAAATGTGCGGATCAGGTTGTTTCCCTGTACGCCGTTCGCTGTTTTAATTTTTTGCTGACGAGGTGTGTGTGCAATCATGCAGAGCACGCCGCTTTCTTCGTTCAGCAGACCGATCCAGTTGTATTCGAAGTCGCCGACTGTCGTGTCCAGAATGATGGAAAACGCGGTCGCGTTCGGCGACAGGAGGCCGTACTGGGTGACCGGCGCACGATACTGAATCATGGATTCATCAGGGAGTATCTCATCGCGGGGGATCTCTGCGGATTCATCCTGTCCCGGAATATATGCAAAAACAAATGTATCCGGGCGCGCAGGTTTTCCACTGATGAGCTGATTCGCACACCAGTGTTCGTACTGTTCAGTAATAATCGTGCTCATGCTTCGTCTGCCTGTAATGTGTAATGCTCCACGGACAGGCCGTAATGTCCTGCCTGTAGCGAAGCGGTTAACCAGATGGTGTCCTTTCTCACCGTTGCTTCTGCTGTGTGATACCTGTAATGGCCATCAAATGTGCCGGCTGTCAGCCGGGCAGTGGTTGTATTGATTACCTGAAAGAAATAACGCCTGCAGGTACGACCATACTGGCGCACGAGCTGCATCATCAGCGCGTTGTTTTCACTTAACTGGGTGTCATTAATGCGCAGTAAAATAACGTCCCAGTCATGCTGCAGTTGCCGTTCCAGTGTTTTAACGTCTCCCACGCCAAGACGCTTAAAGATGCGTTCGAAGCCGGCGCGTTCGCCAGAGTCCTGAGCGTTAATAAACGCGTGTTTCACTCTTAAGCGAAATAACGAAACCGGCTCACCTTTAAATCGGGTGATATTGCGCTGATAAGCCAGCAGGTTAAGTAAAGGCTCTGCACAGGTGTCGACATCAATCTGCTGTAGTGGCCACGTCAGCCAGCTGTATACCTTTTCCCAGTAGCGATGCGATGAATGTGCCAGCGTTAACGGCTCGCCTTTATTCATCCAGGTGGGGAGCGGGAATTCAGGGATCTCCGGAAGTTTCACGCGCTCACCTCCACAGCAAGGGATTCCAGACGAGGAACGGCTAGATCACTGAGAATATCCGGAAGAGAAAATGTAACCGACTCCACCTGTGGAAATACCTGGTGGATCTCTTCGCCCAGTCTGGACATGCTGAAACGGCTATACGGCCATGTTTTCTGAACGTCATAATCGCTGTTTTCTCGAAATGCACAGCGAACCAGATTTTCCACATTGCGCAATAACGTCTGAATTTCCTCATCGCTGAGGTTCAGCGTTGCATACAACCAGAGTGTCACGGTCAGGGGGTGGCGTGTTTCGGGTATGGAAAAACAGCGCAGATCATCACCGTGTCCGTGATGACCTTCATCGTTAATGAATGCGTTTACGGCATCAACGAACGGTTCGGATGCGATACCGGTATCCAGCAGAATGTAAGCATTTGCTGTGCCGGGGCCGCGTGGTGCGTCATGCAGAAAATAGATGCGGTCGGCACTGATACCTGCAACGCCGGCAATTAATCCCCGGTAAACAGCATCTGTGTGATAAGCGCCGGCAAGGTTAAACTGATTGCGAACACGATCACGCAGCTCGTCATCGCTTTCTTCGTTGGCACCCGGTGTGGTCAGCCAGTTTTCATCGTTCTCAACACCGGCAATACCATCAATCGCCACCGGAAGGATGCGGTAATATCCCGGCGCAAGGTTAAAGCCGGCTCCGGCCTGTTCCGCAGAAACATCGATGTTCATGCTGAGTGTTCCTGCCGGAATAACGGTATCCCTGACAACGGTCAGCGTATAAATTACGCCGTTAATGCGTTCTGTCTGAATCTGCGTACCGGCCGACACGGTAACTGCGCGATCAATGTCGTTTTTGGTGAAACGAATCACGCCGGCTGCGTGCGTGGCGGCCTTGCGTTGCAGGTTTACCGCCCAGGCAAAAACATCAACGAATACACCGCTGGCATCAGCCAGAAACAGGTTTTTCATCACCACATTAACCAGCGCATCTTTCAGCCACATCACGGGTTTTGTGGTGATAGCTGTAATCAGTCGCCAGAACGGCGACATGCGGGATGTGTTGGTGATAAGCCCTTCGTCTTTGACAATGGCTTCAAATTCAGCACGTGCCTGTTCTTCGGTTACCGGCATGCCATTATCAGCCAGAATGCGCTCGTAATCTGCGGTAGGTTTGCCGTTAATCATCAAGAGATACCGTAAAAGTCAGGGGTTCAAAAAAATCTTCGGTGTGGGCGCTAATCAGCAGGCGACCAGAAAGCGGGGTTTCTTCTGTCACACTGACCGTGCCAGGTGTGATGCGCTCATCATCTTCAATCAGCAGTGTCATCTGCATCATGATGTCGGCACGAAGCGTCGGGCTTTTTTCAGCCAGCAGGCGCGTTGCCAGTCCGCTCTCAATGATGGCGTGCTGGCAGTCCTGGGCAATACTTTCCCTGTTGTTGCATAACACCGGCTCACTGGCGCTGTTCAGCGTGAGATTGCGGCCGGTGATGAGCAAATCAATGTAAAGCGGTTTATCAGTATGCATGCAGCTCCATCCACTCGTTAAGACGGGCAGGGGATGGATCCTGCACATTGACGTTGACCACACGACGGGAGTTGTCGATGGTGGTCTGGTTTTCGCTGTTGTTCTGCATTTCTGCCGCAATGCCACCCGGCCCCGCGCTGATGGCTTTACCGCCGGTTAATACGGAGCCTTCGCCACTTCCTGTGCTTTCTGATGTGCCGATGTTAACGCCGGGGATCATGTTGAGTTTGTCCACAATCCAGCCCCATGAATCACTGAAGGACTGTTTCACCAGTTCCCAGAGGTTGCTGAAAATATTCAGTATGCCACCCGCGAGATCCTTCAGGGCATCCAGTGGTGAATGGGTGGAAAAATAGTTAACCAGTGCATTCCAGCCATCCCTGATTGCACTCCATGCATTGCCGAACCACGCCCCCATGCTGTTAATGATGCCGGCAACCCACTGAAATGCAGCGGTATCCATCAGTGCAGCTTTGATTTCATCCCAGCGGGTGATCAGGAAATAAATGCCCACGCCCAGCGCAGCCAGTGCCAGGATGATTAATGTGATGGGGCTGAAAAGTAACTGTGTTGCAATTGCGGCTCCGCTGGTGACTGCGGTGTAGATTTTCATTGCTATGCCGGCGGCACCCAGCGCAACAGAATAAAGCCAGAGTCCGGCGCGCTGTAATTTCAGCAGCGCCAGCTGAATTTTTGCTTTGACGTTGTATGTTCCCATAGCAATGGACATGGCCAGATACAGCGCCCTGACCGTTCGGGCAACTACAGTGAATGCCCACATGGTAGCCGTCAGTGTGCGTTTCAGCAGAATGAGAATCTTCAGCGGCGCAACGGCTGCCAGCCAGACCAGCCGCAGTCCTGTCCAGACAAACTTCGCCACACCCACCATAATGTTGACAACAGCACCCACTGCGGCAATGCCCAGCAGGGCGGCAGACAGTAAACCAATGGCCCGTGTGATATTGGGATACAGACGTAGCCAGGCAACAAAGGATTTACCGCCTTCGTTGCTTTTCTGGATAAACGGGTACAGAACAGGCAGCAACTGCGTGCCAATTTCGATGCGAATGCCGTTAATAATTGCAGCGGCCTGTTCCCATGGATCAGCCATGGCCTGCGCCATTTCGACAGCCTTATCCATACCTTTGATATTGCCCAGCGTGGCGATATTCTTTTCAAGTCCGCCAATGTCCGCATTGAGTAATTTAATCATGGCCACAGCTTCATCGGAGCCAAAGGCGCTTTTCAGCAAATCGGAATCAGCCACTTTTGACAGATCACCAAATTTACCCCTGATAAGTTTCATGATCTCGACAACACTTTTCATCGTGCCGTCTTTATTCACGAAATTAAGCCCCAGCTTTTTCTGGGCGCTGCCTACTGCGGCAAGAAATGCCTTGTACTTTGTCCCGGCCTCGCTGCCACTCATGGTGGCCTGAAGTTGTCCCAGCACGGCGAACTGTTCAGCCGCATCAATACCGGCCGCTTTTGCACTGGCACCCAGCGTGGTGAACGCCGCTGACATGTTATCGCCGGTTGTTTTAAACATTTGCACGGCGGTGGCGGTTTGCCCGGCGACCTGCTCCACCCATTTGCTTTTTCCCATGGCATCAGCCTGGTCTTTAAAGATGCCGTACATGGTGCCCATGTAGGCGGTAATGGTCTGGCTGCTGGATTTGGTTGCTGCTGCTACCGTTGCTGATGCGGTGGTGAAGCGGGACAGCTCATCATCAGTTAACCCGGCAATGGCTGACTGGATGTCGTAAGAAGCACGCACAAAATCCTGCGCAGCCCCGCCGTATTCCATAGTGAAATCAACGGCGGCGCGGCTGAGTTTACGCAATCCGGACTCTGCGACGCCCAGTGATTTCACCTCACCGAGCGCCCTGTCCATTTCAATGGCTGGCATCAGTGCCCCCTGAATGGCTGCACCCACTCCCCAGAGCGCAGCGCCTCCGGTAGCAATGTCCCGAAAGGCTCCCCGACTTGTTGCAGCAAATCCCTGAACCTGTCGCCCGGCTGCACGCAACGGCCTTGTCAGGCGGTCTGTCAGTTCAAGAAGTAATTCAAGGCGCTGTTGTGACATTACGATCCCTTAAAAGCACGGATAATGCCGTTATTGACGGCGATGCTCATATTTTCCCAGTAGTGGTTATCCAGCCAGACGGCGGCAGCCAGTGACTGCGGCGAGTCATCCTCGCCGGGCAGCCAGTGGCGGCGCAGAATCAGCATCCGGGTAAGGTCATTGCGATCAATGGCCCCCAGATGGCTTTTTATTTTTTTACGGTGATTTCCACTTCCGGCACAAACTCGTTATTCACGGCTGTTGCCAGGCTGGCCGGCATTCCTGGTTTTTCCAGCAACTGGTTCAGCAGATCGCGGTGCTCTTTAATCACGATACGGCGCAGGTAGTTTTTCAGCGGCGCGATTTTGTTATCCGGCATGAAGTCGTTCTGCAGGTCGTTGTAGGCTTTTACGGTCGGGATAAACGTCAGTTCATGTTCGCCGACCTGTAAAGTGATGGTGTTCTCTGCGGTAGTCTGGGTGTTTTTATCGTTCATCATCATTTCCTTTTAAAGTCAAGAATAAGAGGGCTTAATAAGCCTGCAGGAAGGCTTATTAAGCGTAAAATCAGCGCACGCCGTCGTGCTCAAGGCTGAAATGATTGCCATCCGGGCGGTTTTTAAAACGACCGCCCCATGCGCCACCAAGGGATTCCCAGTACTCGCCCAGCTCGCGGTAGGCCTCTGTGCGGGTCTGATATTCACCGTTAATAAACAGATTAAAATCCACGGCCAGCCGCTGGCAGTGCAGGCTGTTGGCAATGCCGGATCCCTTTTGTGCGTTGAGTTTTGCCTGTTCTGGCGTGCGGTACGCCTCACCGAACGTCAGGCCATAACCGCGCTGATGGGCAAACTGGATGAGTTTTCCGATCATGACGGTAAATTGTTGTTGCTTATCGGAGAGTTTCATTTTTGCTCCTTATGAGGTTGCTGAGGTTTGCGCAGCCAGTACCACAGTGCCCGGATAATTTTCCAGGCAATGGCGGCAGCTTTTTGTTCCCTGCGGGACAGCATTGCTGTTACTCCTCTTTGTTCTCTTTCTCGCCCAGCTTCCGGCGCATATGACGCAGGAAGATTTCAACAATCTGGTAACCGGCAACGCCCATTGCGGTGCCTGCGCCGGCAATGGCCAGTGGGTCAAGGTTCGGGTAGCGAACCAGCAGGGCAGCGGCAGAAACACCCAGCGCGCTCCCCAGCAGGGTTCGGCCCACAAACAACCGCAACGTAATCGGCTCTGCGCCAGCCAGCACCCGACTTGCGGCAGCGATTCCGCCCAGAATGCCCAGAGTGATAATGGTGCGCTCATGCTCCTGCATGGTTCACCCCATCAGTCCGCGCACGTCGTTCTCTGAGAGAACGGGCACGCCGTTGATACGCACAAAGTCAGGGCTTGCCACCACGTACTTGATTTTGTGCGTGGTCAGATCTGCGCTCTCGGTGTCAATGCTTAACAGGCCGGAAAGCATCAGCTCACAACCGAAGGCTTCAACGCGGATTTCTTCGGTTCCCGTATTGGCGTAAAACACAAAATCCATTGGCGGCAGGTCACGCCACGATCCCGCCTGAGCAGCCACTTCCCCGAGCTGGTTAAAGCTGCGGGTACTCATTTCGATTTCACCTTCGGCACTGACAGGGCCGCGCAGTTTGCCGTCAGGGATGCCACGGGTTTTGGCAACGGCGCTTTCATCGCTGATGTCCAGTGAGATGCTTTTCACATGGATATCCGTTCCACCGATAAAAGTGTCAAACGCCATGCCGTTAATGCGGGTCGTCATGCGTTTTCCTCCAGAGATTTATCCAGCTGAATGCCCACTTTGATGGTTTTAGGGCAGGCGTAAGGGCGGACGACAATGCTGATGCTGACCGTCTTTTCGTCCTGCCAGGTGATAACCACGTCGCCTTTTTTTGGGGATTTCACTTCACCCGGAAACGTGATGCCGTTAATTTGCATGGATTTCGCCATAGCACGCAGTGGGCGGGCAAACAGCGTTTCATGTGCGGCAATGCTGCCCGGCGTGCTGTTCAGCGAGCGGTCGGCAATCTTGGGGATGGCCATCAGCCGCACGCGGCGCGCCACCTTATCAGCAATGCGGACATGCTCAATGACGTTGTAGTCCCCGCCTTCCACCTCAAGTGTTACACCGTCAGCCCAGTAAAGGCCGTCATAGTCGGCATACCACATGGGCACGCTGTAGCGGGCGGTTGCCAGTGCCTGCAGAGTGTCGAGATCAATTGCCTGCCCTGCGCTGTCTTTCGGGCGTTCCGTGGTCTTCAGTGCGGACAGCGCCCCGGTTGCCACACGCGCCGGACTGTCAGCAATGGTGACGGCGCTGTTACACAGACGGCCGGCAAGAACGCCCGGTTCAAATCCAAAAATTTCCGGAACCAGCATGATTTGCGGGGCGGCGATGCCTTCCTGTAGCGTGGTCAGTTCAGCAACGTAATCTGCCCAGGTTTTGCTGCCGTTATTGGCGGCAATGGTCAGAATGAACCAGATGCGGCGCTGATATTTATTGATGATGGTCTGACGTAACGCCTGTATGGCGTTGATGTCATCCTTCGTGCTGACCGGTTCGGTGATCACCACGCCTTCAACTGAAACAGTTTCCTGAGCCGCCAGTATGGCGTTCTGCCATACCTGGCAGGCTGGCGTCGCTTCTTTGCCTTTGCCGGCTTCCGGCAGAACGGCAACATAGAAAAAGGCATTCTGTCCGGCATTGGTCAGCGCAGACCGAAGGAAGTTCTTCAGCGGGCTGGCGTTCGTTCCCAGTAGCTCATCCAGATCACTGTTGGCATTAACCGGCAGAACCTTACCTTTGTTGTTTTGTGCATTGCCCACAAACAGCAGCGTATTTTCCACGCCGTCCGGCGAGCTACTGAACGTGTTGTACTGTTCAATTGTGACAGATGGCCAGGTCATAATTTGTCTCCTGATTTTGTTATCTCGTGCCGCCGTAATGCAGGCTGCGCAGCTGCGCCTCCAGAATGCGGGCAAATTCAGCATCGCTGGCTCCCAGAAATGCGCGGGAGGGGATTTTGATTTCCCATACACGTTTTTTCTGCTCGCCTTTCAGAATGCTGATCACCAATCCGGCCTGCGCCATACTCATGTTTTCCATAATCCATTTCAGAGAAGGCTTTCTGCGTCCCCTGCGTCCGGTTTTTTTGCTGACTGCGCCGACGGGGGCGCGAAAGCCCAGAGAAAGAAGGCGTTCTGCCTGCCGTCGTGTGGCGGGACGGGTGCGCATGGCTTCGCTGTCCCGGCGTTTTGTGGCGCGGCCTTTGATGGTTGCGCCGTGCTGTTGCACCCACGCGACCGCCCCACCATGAGAGCCGGTGTTGTAATCCCCTTTTTTGAAGAAAAGGCGGACACTTTTCCCGCTGCCGTCAACCCTGATGGCCAGCAGTTTCGGCAGTCCCAGCAGCATTTTGTTTTTATACCTGCCGCTGGCTTTATCCGGTCTTTTTCGTGGTGCCCAGGCTGCCCCCTCCGGTGTTCGCTGTGCTTTCACATTGCGTCGAGCAGCCGGTATCAGGCCGTATTTCGCAATGCGAACCAGCAGCTTTCTGGCCTTTGCCGGCGGAAGTTCTGCCTCTCTGATGGCGCGACGAACCTGCCGGAGTTGTGACTCGTTAATCACGGGGCGCGTCATGGCATCACCTGGCAGTGAAGCTGATGCGCCTGAGCCACCCAGATTTCAGGCTTTTCCAGCTGGTAACGTTTCCCGCCTCTGGGGATGGGGCCGTTTTCGTCCTCAACCAGGGTGATGGGATCAACCAGCGGCAGACTGATTTCCAGCCATGCCACTTCATTTTCATCATCCACTTCGACGTCAACGGCTGGCGCATCCGGTGCCAGGCGCTGGCGCAGGTCGCCGCCGTTGTCTGCCAGCCAGGCTTCAACCAGAGAAAACACCAAATCTGGATTGAGCTGACGATAGGGCCATGCGTCCCATCGCAGAAAAGCCGTATATTTTCGGACCTGCGTACATAACTGCCCGTGCCCCAGCGACTTCGTAAACGGAACGAGCGTGATGTCATCCATGTCACTGGTGAACGGAATGCGTGCGCGTGCCGGCAGATTGTTTTCAATGAATGCCGTCAGGCTGGCGAGTTGCGTCATACCATTTCCTTAATCAATCAGCGCGATGGATGCACGCGGTCGGCCCAGCAGCGCCCGCACCGCCATGGCTGCTTCAGCCAGCAACGTCCGGCGGCTCTCGCTGGCTTCTGTTGATGACTGCGCCTCGCGCCGCCCCACGCTGGCAGATTCCGGCAAAAGATCGGCCTTTGCGCGGGCATACACAGCCTTGGTGTACAGTGCTGTAATGTGGTTCTGCATCCGTTGAGGCTGTGCATCCGTGTTGCGCGGCTCTGGTTGCAACACGGTGTAACCCGGAATATCAGTGGCCCGGATGTAGCCCTGTTCCTGCCAGTATTCACGGCGTGCAGCCAGTTCAGTGTTAATCTCTGTTACCGCGCAAAGCAGCGCCGTCAGCACCGTTTCGTGTGACGTGACGGCGGGGATGCTGCGGCTCTTTTCAAAATCGCCGGCATCAATATCCGGCCAGAATCCATCGCTCTGAATAATGGCCTGTTGATAGTGAATGCTTTTCCCGTCAAACATGCTCACTCCGGGGAAAGGCGGGCTGACCGGTTTCCGCAGTGTGCTGATGGCTTTTGCCGGCACACCTCCACCGCGCCCGCCCGGTTGTTGGGAGTCGTTTACGTGCCCTGCAACGCGCGCAGTCTTGCGGCAATGCGCTGGCGCAGGGTTTTCACCTGAATTTTGGGATGCAGCCAGGCAGCCCGTTCCAGGCACTGGTCGGCCTGTTGCAGTCTCTCCGGATCGTTAATTGCACTGGCCAGCGGTTTACCGTCATCGCCGCGCAGCAGCAGGACGCCTGCAAAGCGCCAGTAGCGGGCAGCAAGGCGTTCATTCACGCGCCATTTGTCACGGATTTTTTCAAACACCTGCTGAAAATATGGCGCGATACTGTTCCCGCGTTCAGCTTCGGTTTCTGCCCATTCAAGAATGAAATGGGCCACAAACGTTGGCAGCTCGCTTTTGAAGTTCTCCGGCGTCTTTTGCCCCTGCTCAATGGCAATGTCAGCCCACCGCAGCGCCATCTCAAACTGCCCGGTATCGAACAGCCAGATGATGCAGTACACCAGAATGGGATTCTGATAGACGCGTTCCCCCTCCAGATAAGCCTGTGCGTGTGGCAGCCAGCGGGGCAGCAGCGTGTTCCGTTTGAATTCCAGCTTGTCAGACAGCAGCTCCATGTTGTGCAGTTGTCTGATGTCGTTATTCAGTGCCAGCAGCTTAATGTGCTGGCTCTCTGTACTGACGGCGCTCCCGTCCGTTCTGGTCATGAGTGCTGCACGGCGCTCATCCATCTGTCGGGCACGTTGTCGCTGCATTGGCGTTGGCATACCGCGCGCTCCGTTTATCAGGCGATGGTTACCGCAGACTCATCCACGGCAGCATATAAATCCGGATCGCCCAGGGCGTAACCCTCATAACGCCAGTATGAGTTTTCGAACTGTTTGCGATCGCCCACATCTTCTGCCTTACGACGGCGGGACCCTTTCAGCGTCAGGATCTGCAGATTTGGCAGCATGGTCACTACCATACGCTTGCCCGGCATAAACGGCGGAATGATGGCCTTGCGGCCTGCGATGTTCTTCGTCAGCAGCTGTGCGGCCACTTTTTCGGTAGGCTTGTCCTCTTTGTTGTAGAGGCGCAGTTCTTCAGCAGCCACAAGGTCTGCGCCAACCAGCACGGTAAGGCGAGGATCGTTGTGATACTGCGCCGGGATGTAAGTGCGGATCAGGTCTGAGGCCATAGCGTCAAGACCGACATAATCACCGCCTTCGCCCAGGGTAACGGCGTCCGTCAGAATACGGGAGGTATTGCCGGGCTGTTCTCCCCATTTTCTGGCGATTTCATGCCATCCGATGTTGACGTCTTCACCGTTCGGATTACTTTCAGGATCGGAGTTTTCTGCGGCTGTTTTACCGTTAAAGCCAATGCGCAGCATATCCAGCGCAAAGTTGGTGACGGCGGCGGAGTTCATCAGATTGAAAAATTCCTGCGGGCTGCCGGCATTCGCCCAGATGGCGAGTTGTTCCCAGGTGATCACACAGCAGGAATCAGTTTCAACGAGTTTGAATTCGTTGCCTTTGATGCCCGAACCTTTGGCGAAACGACCACTTTTCACGCGACCAGTGCGCAGCGTGGATTCGCCCACGGTGACGACCTGCCCCTGCGGGTGCGGAACATCCATGCAGGTGGTGAAATTCAGAAACTCCGTGCTTTCCAGCAGGGCTTTACGCAGAGCAATACTGCGTGGCTCGGTCAGCGAAAAGAAACGATCGCTTGATTTCCCGCAGTCACTGAATGTTTTTTGCAGTTCGCTGATGTACTGATTAACCAGCTTTTGTGCTTCTGGTGTCATGTTCATTGCGTTCTCTCCGGTTACACCAGGTTAAAAGTTTCGCCACCGGCCGGATTGTTGCCCGGCAGCTTCGTGGCGTCCTTGCTGAGTTCAGCAAATGCGGTTTCCATACTGGTGACTTTCTCCGCGATGGCGTTCACCGTGGAGAACAGCTTTTCGCCCTGCTCGGTGGTCAGCGTGAAGGTTTTGTCGTCCTTGTTGTTCTGTTCTGCGTTGTCCTGCCCCTGATCGCCGGTGCTGCCTTCCGGCTTGTTATCACCGGTATCTTTCGGGGCATCCTTCGCGCTGAACTGCGCGACGTTTTCTTCCAGTTTGCCCAAGCGTTCGCCGGTTTTGTTGATGGCGTCCATCAACTGACCGAACTGTTTTTCGTTCATATCGTTTTCCTGTTTGTTGCGTCCCACGGAGAAAAGGCCGGAAAAGAAACTGCGTTTGGCCTGCTCGTCGTCAGACTGCAGCGTGAAATTCAGTTCTTCTGCATTCCCCATGTGAATGGAGTCTCCCTGCGAAAATTGCAGGCGGGTGGTGTTGATGCTGGCCGGAGTGTCAGTTACAGCGATGCCGGATACAAAGAATTTGCCTGTTCCCAGGTAGTTTTCCTTTACCTCTATGGAGGTGAAAAGTTTTTGCCCGGCCTCGTTGGCTTCGGTCAGAAAGCGGTTGGGTATCAGGCGGGCTTTCAGTTGCACTTTATCACCGGCTTTTTCTGCCTTCAGTGCATCAACAAGACCATAGTTATTGGTGAAAGCACGCCAGCCGGCGCTGGCATGAAACGGCCAGAGCATGGCAGTGTGTTCGTCCGGGTTATAAACCTCGGCGGCATCCGTCAGCCACTTTGGATCAATTTCCCGACCGTCGATGGTGGGGCCTGAAGTGGCTACGACCACCCAGTCTGTTTTCAGTTTCGACATCTGAATTAACCCGCTGATAAAAATTAACTGAGCGTTATTTAAGTGGGAAATAAAAAAACCGTCACCTGATTAATTTCCGGTGTTTTCGGATATACGCATATATCCGAAAAATACCGAAACGCGATATTCGTTTTTAAAAAGGCCTTTACTGAAAATGCATAAATTAAAATGGCATCAGCAGAGATTGATTATTTATGGCGTACTCTGATGAAGTGATTGCTGCAGCAAAATCACTCTATCTGAAAAGGCACACCCCAAAAGAAATACAAAAGAAGCTCGGACTGAACAGCCCGCGAATTGTTTATTACTGGGCGACAAAGTTTGAGTGGTACACACAGCTTAATACTGAGGGCGTGGAGGATGTCATCGCCCGGCGTCTCGCTGTACTGGCGGAGCGTGACCATAAAACCCAGGAAGAGCACGATGAACTCGATCGCCTGATTGGCCACCACGTCAAACTGATGTCGGTCAGGAACAAGCACACAGAACGAATGGCCGAGATAGAACGAATGGGGGCTGATATTCCCCGGTCTGGCCGTTATGGAAAAGAAGAGCGCGGAGAAAAAGACGCGGATAAGAAAGAGCGTCGTCGTAAAGCTAATGATGTGTCAGGGCTGACAGCAGAGAGTTTTGAGCCGTTTACCAAAAAACTGTTCGCTTATCAGTTGCATCTGCGTGAAAACAAATTCCGTCGTGTACGCAACCTGCTTAAATCGCGCCAGATTGGGGCGACGTATTACTTCGCGTTTGAGGCGTTCGAAGATGCGGTATTAACCGGCGACACACAGATATTTTTATCGGCATCAAAACGTCAGGCCGAAGTGTTCCGCACCTATATCGTTAAGATTGCACAGACGGAATTTGGCATTCCCATTAAAGGCAACCCGGTTAAGTTAAGTAATCTGGCTGAACTGTATTTTCTGGCGACCAACAGTAACACGGCGCAGTCAAACAGCGGCCACCTGTACATTGACGAATATCTGTGGATCCCCGGCTTTCGTCGCCTCAATGAAGTGGCGTCCGGTATGGCCACCCACTCGCACTGGCGCATTACCTACTTCTCCACGCCGTCAACCAAAACCCATCAGGGCTATCCGTTCTGGTCTGGCGATGAATGGCGCAAAGGCGATCCGAAACGAAAAGGGGTTGAGTTTCCGTCCTTTGATGAGCTGCGCGATGGCGGGCGCGAATGCCCGGATGGCCAGTGGCGCTATGTGGTGACAATGGAAGATGCCATTGCCGGCGGCTTTAACCTTGCTGACATCAACGAACTGCGCGAGCGGTACAACGAAACAGCCTTCAATATGCTGTTTATGTGCGTGTTTGTGGATGACAAAGAGAGCGTCTTTAAATTCGATGACCTCGTGCGCTGTGGCGTTGATATCAGTACGTGGGAGGATTTTCACCCGGAAGATGCCATGCCATTTGGAAACCGTGAAGTGTGGGGCGGCTTTGACCCTGCGCGCTCCGGCGATAACGCCACGTTTGTGGTGCTGGCACCACCGCTGGTTGCGGCAGAACGATTCCGCGTGCTGGAAAAACACCACTGGCGGAGTATGTCATTCCAGTTTATGGCAGAGCGTATCCGCAGCATTAAGGCGCGCTATAACATGACGTTTATCGGCATTGATGTTACCGGGCTTGGCTATGGTGTCTTTGAGCTGGTTCAGGGATTTGCCCGCCGTGAAACAGTGGCCATTCATTACAGTGTTGAATCCAAAAACCGCCTGGTGATGAAGATGCTGGATCTGATTTACGCCAACCGTATTGAGTGGGATGAGGAAGCCACAGATATTCCGGCATCATTTCTGGCCATCCGTCAGGAATCCACCAACAGTGGCAATAAAGTTACTTTTACCGCTGAACGTAGCGAAGAAACCGGGCACGCTGACATCTTCTTTGCCATCGCCCATGCAGCAAGTAACGAACCCCTGAACTATAAGCACAAGCGCAAATCAACATGGATCTTTCCTGCATGAGTAAAAAGAAAAAACACCCGGTCAGAGATAAGGTTGTCATGAAAGAGGGAGTCGGCAAAATGACGTTTATTGAATTTGGTGACCCGGAACCGGTCGCTGCATGGGGCTGTTATTACGGCTCGCTCTGGGATGGCTATAACGGCTGGTACACGCCGCCCATTGAGCGCATGGATCTCGCCATGTTGTCCAATATCGCGCCGTATCACGGCGCGGTATTGCGTGCGCGCGTGAATATGATCATGCAGGGTTTTCGGGGTGGTGGTGGTATGACACACGCCGCCATGGCGGCAGCGGTGACCAATCTGCTGATATTCGGGGATATGGGGCTGCTTAAAGTGCGCAATGGCTTCGGTCGGGTGGTGCGCCTGCATACACTGCCGTCGCTGTACCTGCGGCGTAACAACGAGGGGGGCACGGTGATTGTGCAGGCGGCACTGGAAGATCTCGTTTACCCGCCAGGCGAAGTGGTGTTCTTGGCCATTTATGACCCGCAACAGCAGGTTTACGGTGTCCCGGATTATATCCACGGGATGGAGTCGGCGATGCTGAATGTGGATGCCACACGCTTTCGCCGCAAATATTACAAAAACGGCGCGCATCTGGGTTATATCCTGTATTCCACTGATCCCAATATGACGCCTGAGCTTGAGGCGGAATTTCGTAAAGAGATTGAAAACTCGAAAGGTGCTGGCAATTTTAAGTCCATGTTTATCAACATAGCTGGCGGAGACAAGGAAGGGGTTAAGGTTATCCCTATCGGGGATTCAGGCACAAAAGATGAGTTCCTGAATATAAAAACCATCAGTGCCCAGGATCAGCTCGTTGCGCACCGTTTTCCACCCGGACTTGCCGGCATCATTCCCGCAAATACGGCCGGGCTTGGTGACCCACTGAAATCCCGCGAGGCATATTACAGGGATGAGGTTATCCCGATGCGCCGCCTGATTATGGAGGGGATCAACAGCGACCCGGATATCAGACGACTGGGGGAGGTGAAATTTATTCTTGATTTTGATGAACCCATGGAGTGATGTGCGGTATGGGGAAAGAGCGGGTAAAATCGGTGGCAGTAAAACGCTGTTCCGGGAGGTGGAAAATGCGCAGACAGAAAGCGCGATGTCATTGCTGCGGTGCACATGCAGTGATTGAGAAAACAGCCTGGAAAACCGATCTGTTTGCTGATGTGTATTACCGTTGCACCCGTCTCGAGTGCGGACATACCTGGGTGATGAATCTGACCTACTCGCACACACTGGTGCCCAGCGGGCTGGAGAATGGTGTGTTAAAGCTGTTGATTGAGCGGATGCGTCCGGAAGAAAAACAAATGGCTCTGGAGTTGTTGCAGGCCGGATAGCTGACGCGCTTCGCTTGTCCAACCCGGAACGGGCGCACAAAGAATTTGCGCACCCGTTCCGGGTTTTCTTATTCAATGGCAGACAACTGATAATTTGTGTCTTCCTGCAGGCTGGTTAAAGAAATATTATCCAGTGCAGCCAGAATAACGTGCTGTGTATATAATCCGGAACATTTCATTGCCCGGACAATATCACCAACACTGTAATTTTCTTTTGTTGGGATATATCCACCACCCGGGCCGCGTGTGGCTTTTACCAGGCTACTTTCCCGTAAATATCTGAATATTTGCTCCAGATATGACAGTGAAACGGTTTCTTTGCTTAATTGCCGGAGCGAGATTGGCTTTCCGGTGTACTGTTTCACAAATTTAATCATTACCATAACTGCAACTGATGCACGCTGGCTTCCGGAATTATCTTTCATCATGATTACTTCCATTAATGGCATAAATTGATGGAGCGGGTCAGTGAATAAAGAGGCAATACATTCCATCCCTTAGAGCGCCAGCTGTCTGCAACATCTTTACTTCTTGTTATCGCCGGTATTCCAATAGGATTATTTGCGTGCATCCATGCCACTGGCTCTGCTTCCAGTGATGCAAGTGCGATTTCCAGTGCGATTAACATATTGTGATCGTCTTCATCAAGACCGAACGGGATGTCTTCGCGCCACGATTTAAACTCTGTGATTTTACGTTGTAACCATTCTTTGGTAATGGTGGACATAGTTACTCCTGTTTTCACTTCGGGAAAAACGCCTGAATATTCTTTTTCACCTGCTGCATATGGGGGGCGCTGTCTGCTGCTGGTTGCGCCGGTTTTTCAGGCTGTACTGGTAGCGGTGGCATCCTTATTTCGTCTTCTGACCATTCTGCCAGCGAATACGCCAACGCGGGGGTGCGTTTTATAAGAGCCAGTCCAGCCAGAAAAGCCGCGCGTTGTGCGCGGCTGCGTTCGGAGGCTGGCAGGCTGTCGAGGTAACTGCACGCCTCCCGTTCGCTCTTGACGACGGCGGGCTTCAGATAGAAACTTATCCGTCTGGTTGGTGTCGTCATTGATTTACTCCTTGTCCATTGCGTACAGCCCATTAACCAGAGCAAATTGTGGCACCCCGTCCGCGATGAAAGTCGCATTAACTCCGCAGGCTTCGCGGATAGCGGGTGCCACAATCTCCGCTCCTCCACCTACAACCATCACCCGCCCGTAACCCGAAAAACCCGCCAGCGCGCGGATCACGCGTTGTTTCAGTGTTTCCTCCTTTTCACGAATAACTGCCATCAGGCTGGCGTAATGCGTGTCATTGTGGATGTGCTGGCGCAGCCAGGCTTCATCGTGGCGATGTTCGATAATGGTATTGGCGATGTGGTGACTGGTGCGCATACCGTTGGTGGCCATCACCGACAGCACGGCATCGGCCATCAGAGAAACGCCTACGTGTGGATCGCAAAACACCTGGCTGATACCTGCCAGTTGCCCCTGAACCTTTGCCACATCCAGCGTGGTTCCGCCCAAATCCACAATCAGCAGGGATTCAAACGGACTCATGTCAGCCAGTGCTTTAAAGCCAGCCGGAATGGATTCAGGCATAACCCGCACGTTACGGATAGTGAATGTCTCGCCGTTCTGGTACTCCACCGGGCGCATAACGTTCGCTTTTTTGCGGTTGATGTTGGCCATGTCCGGCTGTGCGTTTGTGTCGAAATACTCGCTCAGTGGCAGGGTGACAACCACATCCACCTCCTGTGGCGTGATGCCTGATTTGACCAGCGCGTGATGAATGGCAATGACATTCACATCGCTGTACTGGTATTGCGTGTCGGTCGTCTGGACAAAGCGATCGCTGACCGGATCAAAACCATAGCGCACACCATCAAGCATGTAGTTCGCGGGCTGCGTGCCACCGAACGGCGCAGACCATTCCGACTTGAAGCTGTTCGGGCTGATGGCGTTGCGGCGTTCGCCGTTCTCAGTCCATGCCAGCTTGATGTTGGTGGAGCCGTCATCGATACAAATTTTCATGTCGCTTTTCCTTATGTTGATTAATTAATCGTTTACGGGATTCTGAAATCCCGTTTTTGCCTGTTTTATGCGCGCTTCATATATAGCGGCGCGTTTTTTGCTCATTTACGGGATTTGTGAATCCCGTTTTTGTCTGTTTTTTGTTTCCACTGGTCAGGCCACCCCGCAGCAGGTCTGCTTTGCGGCGGGCGCGTTCAGTTGTTTCACTGATTCTCTGTTCGTGCTCTGCGTCGCGGATGGCGCGCAGCATGTCAGAAAGTACGGTAACGGGTGTTTTCATGGTGTTCTGGTCCTGCTGAAGTGTGGATGCCAGGCGTGCGGCGGCTTCGGGGTCTGATTCCCCCAGCTGTGCCAGATAGCTGGCGACCGGGTTATGGCGGATCTCCGTGCTGCTTACGCCGTGATTACGGCTCAGGCGCTGCCAGAGCTGCGTGATTCGGCTGTCCGGGCGGGTATCCGGTTTGCGTACAATTTCAAATCCCTGCGGTGCAATGATGCTGCCGTCAACGCACAGACTGCCGCCCCGTAACAGGTGCTGCATCTGTTGTTCACCGATATGCAGGCCGAGAGATTCAGCAGACTCCCGCCATTCTTTAGCGAGTAATTCGTGGTTATCAGGCAAAGGCCGCTGCTGTTTGCGGCTCTGTGTCCAGCTCTGCATTTCATCACTGCTGTTTTTTGCCTGTTTGTCACGAAGCGAACGCATCAGCGCCCGGCGTTCGTGCCGTTTCAGTGAGCGCATCCATTCGTTCACTTCAACGCCGTCAGGGAGCTGCGGCCACGGTGCTGGCCGTTCTTCCGGCTGTTCTGTCCCGTTGTTGTCCGTTTCCTGTACACGGGGACAGTTATTGCCACGAGTCCAAGGGGCGGCAGGGCCGCCCTGAAGGTCAAAACCATTTTCGCGGGCGCTGTCTTCCGCTTCCGGTTTGCGTCTTACCAGCTTCCAGTTATCCGGATGCGTGCATACGCGGGAAGACTCCCCAATGAGCGGCGACCAGATCCCGTAAATCTGTACGCTCTGTTCACCGTAATCGTTCAGCTCATCTGCGAGGTCGTAGGCGGTGCGAATCAGGTAGTCTTTGCGTGGAACAAGTACGCCACCCTGTTTCTCAATGTAGGTGGCAAAACATCCGGCATCAGCGGCAGCGAGTACCGCGTCCATTGCGTCATCCTTCAGCCGTTGCGGGCCTTCCGGGTTGCGTGCCATCTGGCTGGCAAGGCGGCGCAGTTCACGCCACACCTGACGGGAGGGGATACCAAAGAACTGGAACTGGCGGACCCGGTGAAGGCGCGCCCAGCCGATGGCGCGTTCCACGCTCTCGGCCATTGATTTTCCGGTTTCGTGGTCAACGCGTGGCTTGCCCGTTTTCGGGTCGATGCCATCCACGGCGCGGCTGTCCAGGTTCTTTCCGATGTAGGTGGCGATGTAGCTGGTTGGTGTGCCTTTTGAGCCGTCTACGTACTCCGCCTTAAAACGCGGAGTTATGTCATCGCCCAGCTCGTGGCGGTCTTCCTGAATGGCAATATCGCAGACGTGGGACACGATGGTTTCAATCTCGTCCGGATGTGCAAAGACCATCATATGCCAGTGCACAGTGCCGTCATGGTGAGGCTCCACCGTGCGGATGCCATACCAGCGCAGACCGTCGCGGTTCAGTTTTTTGCGGACCGCCGCAAAAAACGTGTTAACCAGGTAATCGCTGGAGTCGCGCATGGTGGCCCCGTTCCATTTGGGGTTCGGATGACCGTTCTCCGTTGTTGCGTGGTATTTTGACGGGCAGGTGACAGTCAGAAACACCGCTCTGTCGCCACGGGCTTCGGCCAGAAGTTCCAGTCCCTTCATGGTGGCCATCATTTCTGCCTTACGGTGAACCGGGTTACTTACTCCCGCGTAATACACCGTCTCGAGATCAATCGTGAACCCGTCTTCATTTTCCAGCATGAAACTTTTCAGAAAATCGCGTGTTTTCTCGCGCTGTGCGCGAAACTCGCTTAACGCGTCCTGGCTCAGATAGGGTGATGTTTTTCTGGAAACCAGACAGGCGGCACGGAGTTGTTCTTCCCGCCACTCGCAACGTAAAAGCCACAGTTTGTGTTTCCACCATTCCGCACAGGTCAGGCGAAGGATGGCACCCGGCAGCAGCTCCGTATTCGGTGCGTTCTTCCGGTCTTTGTCCGTTCTCAGTGCTTCGTAATGCGGCGGCATGGTGTGCAGATGTAACGCCATGCGGGCCAGCATCTGATACGCCTTCAGCGCAATTTTCATGGTCAGCTCGCCATCGGTCGCGCCAAAGTTATCGCAGAGTGTTTCAAAAGTGCTGCTGAACATCGCCGCCGTCATGGTGGCCAGCGTCTGTATCTGGTGTTTGTTGAGCTGCGGCAGGTAAAGCAAATCGTCCAGGCGTTCGCGTCCGGCAAGGGAGCAATAACACGGTGTCAGCCAGCGTCCGTCAGTGCGTTTCAGACGTTTGAATATTTTGAGCAGGGTTCCTTGTGCATAGCGTTCTGCCAGCCTGGCGTTTTTTCCTTTCTGGCGGTCAGATTCCTGCTTCTTACGTAAAAAAGAGAGGCGGCGGCTCAGGGGGTCTCGCAGATAAACGGGAAGTGCCTTCAGTTCGGCAAAGGCGCAGGCCACCGGGTCTTGCTTTATTTCCTGGCGCTTACTGATGATGTTTTTTATCAGTTTTTCGCGTTGCCCGGCTTCCTCAAGGGATGCCATGAGTTTTTTACCCATGGCGGATTGTGCGAAAAAGGCTTCTTCCTTCGCATCCTGTTCTTCCTGAGCCTTTTTGTCCGCCTCATAGTAGTAACGAATGGCGCGTTGCAGTCCGGTTTTTGGCAACTGGCTGAAGTTCGCGAAGTCGTCCGGATCAATAGCTGGCTGCGGTTCATTCCAGCTCCATGCAAACTCACTCATGGCTGGTATCCCGTCACGCGCTGCCACTCCTGCGAGAAGATGACGGAAAGGCGGTTAAATTCAGTGGTGTATTCACTCAGCGAGGCACACCCGCCAGCGGTACGATGCGCCAGCATTGCCGCAAATACGGAGGCCGGGGAGTTGTAATACGCCAGCAGGGAGTCGCCGTGTGGTGTCAGGGTGTACAGGGCCAGACCTTGTGGCGTGAAAGCTACGCGGTAACAGTCGTCCACGGTGAAATAAAGGGTGTCTGCGTTCTCCGGTTTTGTGGTGCGTGCCCGGCTGGCGCGGGCACGGAGATAAAAATCAAACATTGCCTGAAGTTTTGGGGCCAGACGGGTGTCCTGTGTGCGCACCCATTTTACGAAGTCGTGACGGTCAATCATGCTGCAATTCTCTTTACTACAGATGTGCGAAGGCCTCCCGCCGCAAGGTGCAGGAAAGGCCCGGAACAGGAATTAATGGAGTTTGTTTTGCTGCTGGATGAGATCCTGAAGAGACAGGAGGTCTTCCGCCAGATAGCTGAATACAGCGGCGCAGTAGTCGGCTGAAATAGTGCTGTTGAGTCTGTGCAATGTGTTGGATTGCATGATAAAGGCGATGTGTGCAGCGCGGGTGAGTCTGCGATCGATTTCAGTCTGGATGTGACGACGCTCCGCGATAGCGCGGTGCTGTTTGCGGTTTGCCATGGTGTGGCCTCTTTGCTAGTAAGTTTTGAAAACTCACCATCCAGAGCTGCGAAACTGTGGGTGGCGAGACGTACGAGGTTCGCAGTACCGGCTAGCAAAGAACCCGGCCCGACCGAAGTCGGCCCCGTACGCCCCGCCATAATTCGTGTGCGAAAAAGACGTGGCAATACAGTACGCACAAAAAAACCGCTGGCGCGGTTGTGCGCTTTGCTAGTCAGCAGGCTGCGAAACCCGGCACCCGTTTTATGAGGTGCAGCGGAAATGTAACCTGACTGATTGCGGCATGGCAAGCGGTTTTTTTGTGAGAACGGCATGCTAAAAAAATCCTGATACTGCTCCGGCCAGCGATTTTCACTGGCCGGGTTTAATTACTTCACCGGAACAAACGGAACAGCGGTATTGCTGGTCATGTATTGCGGTAGCGTGCCGTTCCATTTGTTGATTGCTTCCAGCTCCATAACGCCGGGATTCTGGCGCAGAGCTTCACCGCGTAAACGAATGGCGTCGGCTTCAGCCTGGGCTTTTGTGCGAATGGCATCAGCCTGTCCGGCAGCTTCTGCGCGCAGCATGTTGGCTTCTGCTTCGCGTTGCTTGACTTCCTGTTCGCGTTGCAGGGTTTTCTGGTTTGCCGTGACTTTGGCGTTAATGCTGTCGATAACGGTTGGCGGATATTCCGGTTTACCGACATAAGAGAGGCTCATGACCTGAATGCCGATGGGGGTCATCTCTTCTTGAATATCTTTAAGTGCTGAATCCAGCAGTTCAGACTTACCACCGTCGATAAACTTATCGGTGGTCATTTTGCTGGCCAGTCGGTTGAGTGCATCGGCGATCTTCTGGCGCAGGTCAGTGTCGGTAATGTCATCCACGCCTTTGCGGTAGGTCTGAAACACTGTGGTAACTTTGGATGGATCAACCTTGTAGGCCACACCGATGTGATAGCCGATGGTTGTGCCGTCACTCATCTGAAAGCTGAACGGCTCATCGTAGGTCTTCATTTGTTTGAAGGTCGGGAAGATGTAAACCTCGGTATTCCAGCCTGTCCAGTAGCGGCCAACGCCAACCACTTCACCGACGCCTTTATCGTCGCCCAGTTTGTTGACTTTGATGCCCACATTACCTGGTTCAACGCGATCGCAACCAACCAGCAGGATGGCGGCAAAAAGCGGGATAATCTGAAAGAGTTTGAATTTCTTCATTGTTTGATTTCCTTGATGTACTTACTGAAAAGGCGAACAACGCCTGCCGGGTACAGCATGGCAATGAAAATGCCCAGCAATACCAGGAAGGAGCTGTCTGATGAAATCATTCGGGGGAGTAGTCCTGCATACAGAATGAGAGAAAAGAGGGCGCATACCAGCGCCCACATGTATGCGCGAAACCAGGTCCTTTCGTTCATGTCGGTTGCTCTCTTTTGTTATTCAGGAAAAAGTCAAAAACGTTATCGATGCGCATCATGAGTTCGCGCTGCATCGCTTCTGGTGTTTCTGGTTCGCCAGGTGATCCAAACCCAGCGAAGAAATCACCGATCTCGCTTTGAATGAGTTCCTTTAGTGTTGGCGGGGAGCTCAGGCGTGTGCGGCGATGTCTGCGTGTAATTCTCCTTCTGTTCATCCGTGTGACTCCTGTACCTGTCGGACAGGGCTCACACGGAATGGCAGTGATTTTTGGGTAGACATTCTTTGTACGGCAGTCGTCAGTTCGCGTGGTTCCTGGTGGTTGATGGTGCTCATGCTCTGGCTTCCTTCAGTAGCTGGTTAAACATGTGGGTTAGTGGGTTGCCACACCCGAACGGCATCGGGTTTACGTGGTAAGAAGCCCGGCCTCCAGTTTTGCGAGCGCGACCACCTGTGCTGCGGTTTGTTTTGATGACTAAGCCGCCGCGCCAAAGTTGGCGTAACTCAGCATTAATGGCTGTGGTTGGAGTATTCAGTGCTGCGGCGATCTCTCCGCCGCTACAACCCGGATGAGTAGCGATGTAGTCCAGAATGGTCATCTGCGTGGCTCCTGTACCTGTCGGATAAGATTCACCCGCGCCACGTTGGTGGCGCAGAAGTAAGTGCCGTCAGTGAGGTAGATGTGGTGTGCATCCTTTTCCGAACGATGTTTGTCGATAGTGGTAATCAGGCGTTCGTCGACCTCGTATTCGCGCCCTCTGGAGGTAAAGCGAACGACGGGAAAATGCTTAATTGCCATTGCACCCCCTTTGTCCAGTAACCCTATGCGTTAAATACGGTGTGTCGGGCGTCATCAATGAATGCAACTTGAGAGCGCTCTATCAGGCGGAGATTTGTCAGAAGCGCTGATTCCCTTATGGGGTGAGGAGTGATCAGGTATTTGTTCTGTAATCCGGCGATAATGGTGTATCGCTGTGGCTCCGAGCCAATAGTGTAAATAAGGCGTCCGGTGTCAGATAAATCCAGTCCGGTGACTGGTTTAGTTTTGAGAAGCGCAAGTTCCACACCCTGTTCTTCGATGATTTTGGCAGCTTCTGCCGTGACTTTTGCGACTATCATTGTGTGGGTTGCGACGTCCATGTGAGCATTGGCCACGGCTTTTTTCGCTACTTCGCTTTCCATCTTTGAAATTTCTTTCAGTGCTCTGATGATACCTTCTTCTTTTGCGTGCATTTTTGTATCTCCGTTATTTTCGTGTGCGAATACCTCCGTTAATACGGATGGTTTTCACGTTTTCTTATTTAATTTGATGTTTTATTTGTATCGTTATTCACCAGTGAAAAAGCGTTCAATCTTTTTTACTGAATGAATAATTCGCATAATCCCAATAGCGCAGGCCACCGAAATAATCAGAACAAGCCATGAGATAAATATACTCATGCAATATTCCCCAGTTTATATGGCTCAATATGGTCCCCGTTTTCTGCGGCGCAGACGAGTATGGAAAGCTCGTCGAGCGCGTCCGGGTCGTCAATGTAAAAAGCTGTGTCGTATATACTCTTGATGGCCCTGGTCAATGACTCTCGGGCTGCGAGCTCAGCATGAGTGCCTGATGCGCTTATGCGAAAATGAAAGCGCTCAAGTGCTTTATTGACGAGAGTTTTGTATTCCTGGTCCATTGCAACGTCCTTTAATCTGCCTTCTGGATTTCTGCTTTTGAATCCATGCAGATAATTTCGATGTATGGTTCATCGCTATTAATCTGACGTGCCTTTTCAGCTTCGCTAATGGCTTCACGTACAGTCTGGTACGGAAGCTCCACGATCAGTTGCGCGTTGTTCGCATAAACGTGAGTAACTGCTTTTTTTTCTGCCTGGGCTACAGCATCAATAGCTGATGCACGTAATAACAGTTCACCGCGAAAATCAATAAAACGGATAAATACACCTTGTGCATACTCTTTGGTCATAAATCACCTGTTATAAATCAACCTGTTTAATAAAACTTTGTCCGCGAAGCAGACGATCAACCGTGCGAAGTGCTTCGTATAATGTGAAATCCTGCCCGAACTGATTGTCGCCGCTGCTCAGTGCAAAAATGCGGTTTCCGGTAAGCGGATTGCGTGGGCATTTGTGGACCACGATTCCAGCTTTCTCAATCAGCCAGGCATGCTCGCCGATTTGTTTTACTGGGTAGCCATCCGGCGTTGCGTGTGTATCACTCAGGCTGTAGCGAGAGCTGCTGCGTGATGCACTGGTAGCGAAACGGTTAGCATGGCGTTCTGCGCCATTGCGAAAGCGTGAATTACGTTGTTGTCTCATAAAAATCCTCGTCAAAGACCCAGCCAGAGCAACCATGCGTCGCGGCGTTCTTTCGGCTGATCAAAAAACGCTTTGCGCATACCTGCGTTAAATGCTGGCAGATATACCCAGTTTTCTGATGCTCGCGTCTTCACTGAACCTGGTTTCACGAAGTCAATCGTTGGTAACTTTGCAGCGTCAATCATGGTTCTGACGGTTGATTCTTTGCGACCAATCATCTTGGCAAATAGTTGATATGGCACCGCTTCAAGTGGATATGGTGCTACCTGAATGAACCCCTCAAGCTCTGATTTGCTCATTGTGGTAATCTCCTTAATTCGTCCAAATGGCCCAAAATGGCTTATATAGGCTTATTTTGGCTATTTGAGTTGTTCTTGCATTTCTCAATTTAGAAAGGAGTATATTTCTCACATGAGAAACGTGTCAATAGACTATTCGCAAAGACTCATGAGAATGAGGGAGGCGGAAGAGTTAAGCAGACGTCAATTCTCTGATATTACAGGGATTCCACTTAATACTATTCAGAAATATGAAACAGGTCATCAGCCTGCTAGAGCAGAGTTGGTTGAGCGAGTTTTACAGGTTGATAGGTTCAAAAAATACGCGCTTTGGCTTATGACGGGGCAAGTGTCTCCAGATAATGGGCAAATTGAACCCACGCCATTGGCTGGTAGTGGATCTGAAGTGGTATCTGAGCTTGGAGAAAAACTCCGCCTGATTCGAGAGGCAGAGGGATTGTCGCGTAGAGCGATGGAAGAGGTGACAGGGGTATCTCAAAACAATCTCAAAAATTATGAAATATTGGGAAGAATGATACCTGGAGAAACGCTACTCCTGATTTTGAATCATCCCCGTTTTCGGAAGTATTCGGATTGGGTAATGTTTAATCAAACTAATGCTGCGACGGGGCAGATTGCTCCGCCTCTCTCTCTTGATGGCTTCTCCAGTTTGGAGGGCGATCAGAGTTCAACCGAAACAAAACAAAAATTACCCCGCTGAGGCCAGAAAACTGGTTAGACCTGCTTTTTGTCTGGTCTGATTATTGCTGGAAAGAGGCTGGAGAAATTGTAGAGCGGTTCATTGGAGGGCTTCGCAATGTCGATTAAGAAGCTCGAAGATGGTCGTTATTTGCTGGACATCAGGCCGAACGGACGCAAGGGAAAGCGCGTGCGTAAGGTATTTGACAAAAAATCGGTAGCGGTGGCCACTGAACGCTACATCATGGCGAACGCTGAAAAGCGGGAATATATACAGGGCTACCGTGATCGTCGAACGCTAAATGATTTGCTTGAGTTGTGGTGGATGTATCACGGCCAGCACAGGCGTAAGGCGGAAGAAGACCGAAAACAACTGCGCAACATAATCAATGAGCTTGGCGCTGATATGCAGGCTGTGGATCTTGATAAGCTGAAAATTATCGCGTGGCGTTCTCAAAAGATAGCTGATGGATTGAAACCGTCATCTGCTAACAGATACATGAATCGGTTATCCGGAATGTTTACCGTACTGAAGAAAATAGGCCTCTGGGATGCAGAGCATCCGGTAAGGGGGATTTCTATTCTTTATGTATCCCCACGAGAGATGGCTTTCCTGTCCCAGAAGGAAGTAGCGCTATTGCTCGATACACTGGAGGGCGACTACTGGCGTGTTGCGCTTTTGTGTTTAAGCACAGGGGCGCGCTGGAGTGAAGCTTGTAAGCTTCGTGGTGAACAGATAGTTCATAACCGTGTAACGTTTCTTGAAACCAAAAATGGCCGGAAGAGAACGGTGCCAATTTCGCAGGCGGTTTGTGAGGCGATCAGAACCAGAGAAACAGGGAGCTTGTTTGAGGTGAAGTACCGGGAATTCTGTCTGGCGCTGAAAAGAGTTAAGCCCGATTTGCCAAAAGGCCAGGCTGCACACGTGCTTCGGCATACGTTCGCCAGCCATTTTGTGATGAACGGAGGAAACATTATTGCGCTTCAGAAGATTCTTGGCCACGCAACCATTCAGCAAACAATGGCATATGCACATTTTGCACCGGATTACCTGCAGGATGCGGTGGCCCTTAATCCGCTGAAAGGAGGCGTAAGTGTCCACGCAGTGTCCACGGGGGATTAA